GCGCGGATCAGGTCCACCTTGGCCAGCGCCTCCTGCGCCTTGACATTCAGGGCGGCGTTGTCCTGTTCAATCTTCGCCATCTTGGCCTGTGCATCGGCTTGGTCCTTGGCCGCCTTCTGCTGCATCTCCATCAGCTTGCGATCGCTCTCGGCCTGATTCCTGGCCATGTCGGCCTCGACCTTCATTTGTGCAGCCTGAGCCTTCATCTTCTCGGCCTCGGCAAGCGCAGCAACGCCTTGCTGATCCTCGCCATCGCCCTGCATCTGCGAGGCAATCTGCGGTGCCTGCTTCACGAATTCGTCGATGGCAGTGTTGAGCTGACGGCCAGCGCGGTATGGCGCGAGGGCAAACTTCAGCATCTCCCCCGCCAGTGTCGCACCGGCCTCGCCCGCCTGAAGCAGGAAGGTTACACCCTGAGCCGCGCCATTGAACGCGGTCAAGAATTCGGCGCGCGACTGCTTCTCCGCCAGCTCATCAGTAAGGATGGTGCTGTCGGTCTCGATCTCGAAAGCGAATGAGCGGGCCCTGTCGTCGCGGAGAAGGTCGACCACGTCGTCGATTGGAACAAGGTTTTCCGCTTCCTCCAGCATGACGCTGTAGCGCTGGACGATCTCCTGCTGTTGCTGCTGAAACGCCGCTTTACCCTGTTCGATCTGCTCAGGCGGCGCTCCCTGCGCCATTTGCTCGGCGTTGTCTGCGAGCGCCGTCATTTCCTTTTCGGCGGCGGTCTCTATTTCCTTGATGCGCTTCTCGATGTCCTTGCGCGTCGGCAATTCCATCTGCGACATGGCTAGCAGAGTCTCGCTGTCGAATTTCTCTGCGATGATCTCGCTGGCGATCTTGACTGCGTCGGCAGCGATGCGCTGCAACTCGTCGATCTTGCAGCGGACGCGCACCGAACCATACTGCGCCTTCATCTGCTGCGCGCCCAACGTCTCTTCGGCCTCAGTCGCACCGCGCATGATATCGGAGATGCCTGAAAGCTGGTAGAAATCCTCAATGAGTTGGCGCCGCGCTTCGATCAGGCCAGTAATAGCGGCGGCCACTTGGTCAAGCGGTAGCCACACTACGGCAGACGCGCCCTCCATCAACGCCGCCCCGGGCACTGAAATGAGCAGGCTGTCGTCGTCCGACTTCATCAACTGCTCGATCGCATCACCGACGTCACCACCGCCCGGAATAATGCCCTTCATACGCACCTGATCGAGCAGCAAGTATATACGGCTAGTCAAGCGGTTGATCTTCGAGAACATGCCCGCATAGCGCTCAAAATCAGGCACGGGCACGAGCGAGCGGCGGCGAAGGGTTCCGTAGGCCGGGCGCGGGCAGGGGAAAAAGCCGTCGAGTTTGAGGTGGGGCTCGCTATCGTCGAGATACACATCGAGCCCGTCGACAACCCAATAGACACGGCTGTTCGCGCGGTGCCAGACCTCCCATACCTTTGCCTTGGCCGACATCGCCTTTTCTTCGCGGTCGGTCTCGTCGCGGCGCTCCATGAACTTGATCTCGTCAAGTTGCTCGTCAGTAAGGCGCTTGAAGCGCTCCTTGATCTCGTCGCGGCTCATCCAGAAGCCACCCGCAACCCAGCCAACTTCCGACCACTTGCGCGCTACGTCATGCAGGAAATCGTCGCGGTCGAGATGCTCGACACAGACCTTTTTACCGCCGTCCGCTTCGTAGCGCAGCCACATGACGCCGCGATTGGTGAAGATCAGATCATCACGAACGCTCTGCATCACCTCGTCGATGCCGGTATTCTTGAACGTCGATATCGCAGCACGCTCGAGCAGCTCAGCCGTCGTCGCCTTTACCGGGCCACCGTCCTTGAAAATTGGTGAAATCGCCGGAACGGGCGGCTTGGCATAAACGGCAGGCTTCAGAACCTCGTTGGATGACCAGAAAAGGTCCATCTCGGCGTCTTTCCACCCGGAGCCACCATAGGTGGTGACGAGATTTTCGTACGATGCGCCGTGCTTGGAATAGGTGTCGTCGATTGCATGGCAAGTGGCGTCCCACTCGCTGAAGGCCTTCTCCGAGCGCTTCAACGCTTGCAGGATCGGCTTTGATGCCTTCTCCTTGGCCTCTTCCTCGGTGCCGGTAAAGTCGCGGGCGTCGTTCACCGTCTCATCCCCAACGGCGGTGCGATGACACCATCAGCGACGACACGCGGCGGCGCTCCGGGCTTCGGCTTGTCGGCTTCTGGCGTCTTGCCAAAGTCCATCTTCGCAATGAGCTGGCCAGCAAGACCAAGCGCATCGACCTGGTCGTCATGCGAGCCGACCGGGAAACTCATCATCTCGGAAATCAGCGAAGGGAGCCACGGTGCACCCCGTTTTACGTGCAGGCCTTGCATCGCCATGCGCCCACGGATCGATTGCGCCCGCACCGCCTTGTCGCCGCGTGTTGGAAACTGTTCACGAGCGACGTACGATTGCGTCTCAAGCATGCGCTTGACGAGAAACGGGCCGACGCCGGATTTTATCTGGCCAGTCTCTTCCGCCCAACCAATAGGTTTCCATTGGCGCACAAGGCCGCAAAGGCTGTCAACCCACTCATCGGACGACGACTGTTTACGCCAAAGGTCGAGCAGCCAAAGTCGCCCGGTGTGATCGATGCCCATGACAACATGCACCGTGAAGTCGCCACCATCTGCGGTCACGGCATAGTCTGACGCGCCGAAGACCTGCATCGTTGAAGCGCTCGGAATGCTATCCATCTCGTGGATCCATTCGCGCTTGAAATAGTCGCCGGTGTCAGGTGCCGGGCGCTGCTGGTAGAGAGCAGACCAATCACGGGGTGGGAGGGCGCGCCGGATGCCCTCAAGCGCCTCAAGCGAATACTGATCGGGCCACAGCGCCTCCCCGCTATCGTTGATCGCTGGTAGGTCGAGAACGGTCCAATCCTCGTGCTCATGCTCACGGAGAAGCCAGCCCGAAAGATCGTCTTCATGCCAACGTGTATTATGGCTTACTAGGCCGTTTGCGATGAAGTTGGCGGTTCGCTCAACCTCAATGTCGTATACGTCCTCAACCCCGCTCGATACTATTTCAAGGATTTCATCATGTTCTATCCCGAACGTAGTCGGCGGCTGCGCGGAGGACTTGCTCAGTCTTTCCATACCCGACTGCGAGGTTGCAGTCGTTGCAGAGAAGCCCGCGAACATGCTTGCCGTCGTGGCAGTGGTCGACACACAACTTCCCGTCCCAGTGAGCGCGTGTGTTGCGCTTCGTGGGAGGCTGGCGACAGACGGCGCAAGCGCCACCTTGTTCGGCAAGAAGTCGTTCGTAATCTGCGAGGTCAATCCCGTAGCGATGGCGCAAATGCGCTTCGCGGCGAGATCGCGGATTGACCGAAGGCGGGCGAACACCGTCTGCCCACCGCTTTTTGTTGTAATGGGACGCGCAATATCCTCGGCAACGGACTGGTTTATCGCACCCGTCCTGTCTGCAAATTTTCCCGCGCCACTTGCCCCACTGACCCGGTAGATTTCTTGGCCCGGACGTAAGTCTCTCGTCCTTATCCACTTTGCTTTTCCGCCTTCATTTACAAGGAACGGATGCCTTGCGTTTGCTCTGACGGTAATACCTGATTTCGTGGTGATTGCATAGACGCGATCAGGACCATTATTCACATGATTGCGGACAAATGAGCTTGTTATTTCACCATTTTCATAAGTCGCGATCTTATCGCCAGGGCGGATGTCGCGCAGTGCCTTCGAAGTGCCATCAGGCAGCATCACCGAAGTATCGCCAACCATACATTGGATGATTACGATCCGCCCGCCTGGCATCAAACGCGTGTAAGCGGTTGAGGTGTACCAATCACGGGTCTTGCGGCGCATGACCTCGCTGTCCGCTTCCTCGCGGTTCTTGATTGGGTCGTCGATCAGCAGGCAGTTATGGACGAGCATCCCGTTAGCGAAGAAATTGTGGTTCTTTTGAACTTGGATGTCGAAGACAGGGGCGCTTTCGCGAACTCGCTCAACCTTGATGACGTAATCATCCCCGGCTTTCCATCCAGATAGCGGTGCGCCTCCTTGTGACAGGACGGACAAAGAGTCACTAGATTGGATGACAAGTTGTTCATCGGCCAATTGTCTATGTGGTGCACATGTAGCTTTTCCGTCTCGTGGCAGATGACGCACCGATTCCCATCGCGCTCCTTCACTAACGGCCTCATGACACGGAAGGCCCTTGCCGAATGAGGCTGTTCGCGCAGCGGCGTGGCCCCATGTTTCCACTTGGGATTCCCCTTGCCCGACATCCTTACAGAATGGCCTATGTCCGCACACGTCTTGCCGCAATAAGTGGCGTACTTTCCGCCGCCCCGCCAAGCGGCCATAAATTGTGTCGAGCAGGTTGGACAGGATGCCTTTATTGGTGGGTGCGCCGCTTTCCTTCCCCGCTTCGGCCTGCACGGAGGGCAAAACCGCATAGTCTTTCGAGGCGTCCTCTCCCCGCACTTCTCGCAACGCCTGCGGTCCTTGTAAGCAGCATGCGCCTGACTGCACGTCAGCGAGCAATAATGATCGCGCCGACACTTCGCTTCCCACTTCCGATATTCGAATGCAGTCTTCGTTTTGTCCTTGCCGCAAAGCGCACAACAAACGATCACCGGCGGCAAGTGAACGCGCTTCGACATATCCCTTGTCGGTGAAGATTCTATGATCTCCCGTAGCTTCAACCATTCGGCCAGAGGCAGTGGTGATCCGGTATATCCCAAATCCCTCACGCTCGGAGAAAGCTTGCATCGCGCGGTATTCGAATTGTCCTGTGTCATGATTGAACGATAGTATCTTACAGGACGGGGGGCAATCTTTTAATAGCTCTATTTGCTTTGGCCCATCGCTTGTTTCCACTATGGTTCCCGCCACGAAACAATGCGCGCCGCGTCCGGTCAGTGGGCCACCCACACCCACAGCGTAGAATGCGCCTCGCTGCGTGGTCTGATGCTCGAACCCGCCAGAGCGCCCTTCAATGTGAAAACGCTTGGCGCTCTTGCTGTCGCCCGCCAGCCCAACACCGGGGAATATCGCGTTGTACGCCTCGTCCTCGATCTGATTCTTGACCTTGCGCCCGAAATCATCGGCCAGTTCCTGCGCATAGGTCGCGGTAACGACATAATGCTCAGGATTGCGTCCGATGTACCAGGCGGGAAAGAATTCGCTCGCCAGCATCGATTTACCGTGGCGGGGGGGCATGGTGATCATCAGCCGCTTGATCTCGCCGCGCTCGACGGCTTCGAGATGGCGGGCAATCAAGCGATGGTGCGGTGCGTCGGCGTAACGCGGCCACTGAAACGCGGCATAGGAAATCAGGTCCGAGAAGGCAAAGTCCTCAGGCGTGGGCTGACAGGCCAAGGCAGCGCTCACTGTATCGTCTCGCGCTTTTCAGCGGCGCTGCGAAGAAATGCTGCTGTTGCCGCGTCCCGGCTTTCTTTGAGCGTGACGGCCACATTCGAAGTGCTGTTCACGTCGAGTGGCATGAGCTTACCGACCAGCGTCAGGAATGCCTTTGGGTTCTCGGTAGCCTGTGTAACCAAGTAATCAACCCCACCGGCCTTATCGAGTGCCGCGCGGACCATGTCCTTGACTTCGGTGGTGAGCCTGTTGGGGACGCCTTTAGGCCTCCCCGCGCCGGGACGAGGACCGCCTTTCTTCCCCGACGATTTCGGAGGATTGTTTTTCGATGGACGGCCCACACTCATGGGGGTGTTCAATTAAACGGTTTTTTACCCCTCCATAATGGGGTAAGAATTCAGCCTCTTTTCCCATGGTTTGGGTGATAACCTTCACGCTCCTCAGCTAAGCGCCGCGCTTGGATTGCCGCACCTTTCGTTTTGAAGCGGCCCAGAATAATTTGCCCCGCTTCTGGCGTGGAGATGTAGGCGACCCAAGTTCCACGATCGCAACTCACCCCGACTACACCTGATGTATTGCGTGTAGATTTGGAGAGGTTGCGTTGATTATCGACCGGCCTAACATCGCGAAGATTCGATATCCGATTGTCGGTTTTCTGCCCGTTTATGTGGTCAATCTGGTTTTCGGGGAATGATCCGAAATGGACTGCCCATGCTACTCGATGGGCCGACATTGTTTTGCCGCACACCTTTCCCGTCAGATATCCACGATTGCTGACTTGGGTGAAGCACTGCTTTCCAGCATGCATGTTGTTCCAACGAGCCCACGAGTTTTTGCTCTTGAAGTGTTCGACCGAACGCCGTCTCCAAAACAGCTTCCCCGTATCTTCATCGAAACGCAAAAATTGACGCAAAATGCTTGCTGTGGGATTTGTGCAATTAGCCATCGTGCTACCTCACGTTTGGTTAGGGGCGGAAGGGAGGCTGCAACCTCTTTCCGCTCCGCCTTTTCTAGCTAATTTTCCCATTTTTCGCAAATCCTGCACGATCCGTCGAGCGTCCCGATAATCGTAAAGCCCACACCGACGAGCGAGGCGCGAAAACGTGATAGCCTCCCCATCGGCAGCCGATCTGCGCATTTCTTCGAGAACCTGACGCCGACGGTACGTCATGCGCAAAGGCGGCCGACCCTTAGCCATTCTCGGTTCCTTTCACTTGACCCTGCTGCTTTCGATGGGGTGGGGGTG